CATCATGCATTGACGGATCCTCAACACATACACATCCGACCCCAGCAGTTGGACCAACCTTTCAATCAAAGAGCATGGTTTGACAGACACATATTGGTATGGTTGAACGGAGCCAACAAACGTGGCATCATGGACAATTTCAATCCCATGGGAGAAGAAGTGGAGATAGAATTTGATTTGGCTGGTGCACACATGGAAGAACTTCAAGCACAATTGGCACTGTGTCCATTTGATATCGACTGCAAAACTGATCCCCTAATTGCGTAAGTACCCACATAATTTTTTTTTTGACAGTGATTTTTTGGTACCCTTAACCGGTTGACAACTGCCAATTAATCTGCTACACTATGGATAGTATTGACCACATCAGACACGGTCAATGCCTTCCTTAGGCAACTCGAGTTGAGTTCTGCGGCAGTCATGCAACACTGTCGCAGAACACACGCAAAAAGTGTATAGACACTGTCACAGAATCATGCTATAATCCACACAACATTAATTAACCTATAGGAGTAATAATGTTTAAAAACGTAGACAAATCAATGCTGATGAAATTAGTGGCACTGCACGTTATCGTGATCACAGTTTCAAATGCGTTAGTGGCAATACCTGTAGAAATACTGGGTGTTAAATTGACGTGGGCGGCATTCACTTTCCCATTAGTTGTGATAGCAACAGACTTGACTGTTAGACTGTTGGGCAAAACAATAGCAAGACAAACCATCGCGGCGGCTTATCCTTTGGCAATCATTGGATCCATAGCAGTTGTGTTGGCAGAAGGAGCACCGGGATCGGTCGCAGTAAGAATTGGTTTCGCAAGTGCCACTGCTTATGCAATTGGTACCATGCTGGACGTGTATGTGTTTCAATACATCAGAGAAGGGTTTAAGAACAATTGGTGGTTAGCACCAGCGGTATCAACTATCGCGGCAAACATCATTGACACTTACACTTTCTTTGCAGTGGCTTTCAACAACAGTGCCGACGAATACATGGCGGCTAACTGGATGGAGATTGCAGGATCACAAACGGTGATCAAAATTGCAGTAGGACTAATAGTATTTTTACCAGCATATGGTATCTTACTGAACAGACTACAGAAGACATACAAACTGAAATAGTATGATAAACACCTTATACACAGCGGCTGGTGTAATAGCAGTCATTGTTGTGTTAGCAAGTTTATTGCTACTTTAGGAAAATTCCTTGCGTTGGAAACAACGCAGGGTTTTTAATCTATTATGTTGTCCATTAGACTTGGGTTAATCCATACTTTGCGGCAAATGAGTTGTGTAGTGTGGCAAATTCAGTTGCCGTCAATGCTCTTCTAAATATCAATACTACACCCATAGCACCCGTTGATACTCCGTCGCTCGGCCAATTTGATTTACCTATGAAGTTTGAGTTTCTGCTTACGTTGGTAGGTACTTCTGCGTAGTTGGCTTGCGTGCCTGCTAGAGTACCATTTGTATACAATCTACCATCTGTTCCGTTTAGGGCAACACCATAACTTGCAAATGTTGAGTTTTGAATAGCGTTAGCAACTTCAACAAATGTTCCACCTGTGCCGCCGTTGTAGAGTTGATAGAAGAATGTATCCGTAGTGCCTTTGCGTCCAACAATAATATTGTCATCCGCTTGTCCTTGCCCTAGATCAATAATACGTTCATAGTTTGATGCTGTACCAAAGTTCCATATAGCAAACAATCCAAAGCCATTGGCAAAGTCGTTTGCAAATCCTGTTGGCAATGTAGCATGGTCGCCACCTGCTAGTGTAAAGTGTGCATTGGCTCCTGCAACGAATGGTGGTGCTCCTACCAGTGTAGCATTTAAACTATTACCTGATATATCATTCCACGCTGTGCCTGTGCCTGAATAACTTGATGTTGATCCAGCATCAACATACACAAAGGCATCATCTAAAATGCTGTCAGCAATACCAACTGATGCTCCTAAGAAAGGACGAGCAGGAACAAGTGTGCCTGTTGCTTCATCATCGTCTGGGTTGTAAGCATCGCCTTCGTATGGATTAGCAAGTAGAGTTTTATCTGCTGTGTTACCTTGTTTATACCAAGAAGCGTTTTCATTATCTGTGCCGTCATCGCTCCAAGTGCCACTACCTTCAGTGATCACTCTGCCTTTGCGTTTGGCTTGGGCGAGAGTAAGTTTAGCATCTTGCTTTGCTTCTTTGGTGCTTAATCCTGATATTCCGTTAGCCGCCATATTAACCTTCTTTTACTTTTATAATTTTTTCTAGTGCTGGACCACGCTCTATCATGTTGGTCATTTTTGTTTCACCTTTGTATAATCTTATGATCACAAAGTCTGCACCACTTTGATCTTGTATAGACACTCCAGGTCTTTTTTGATTTTTAATAAATTTTGCATTTAAATCAGTTTTAGACACAAACTCGTCTAGTTTTTTATAATCTAATATCTTATAGCCTTTAGGACCAAAGTCTACAGTTTTGGCATTTGGTCTATCACCAACTCCGTGTTTTTTAATCACGTCAAATATGATTTGTACAGTTTGTTTTTCTTTTTTGTCACCTTTTAATTTTTCATTCAATTGTTTTGCCGCTTCGGCATATGTGAAATCGTATGCTTCAACGTAATCAGTCCAATCTATAAAATCGTCTTCAGATGCTGAAATGTCAATCTGAAAATCGTCCCAAAATTGTTCTTGTAAATCATATCTTTCTGCTCTTGTGACTGATTTGCCTGCATCATCTTCATCTTTGGCTCCACCGGCTGTCACTTGTCCAAATTGTTTTACTCCGCCAGTCTTAACTGATCTTTCGTATCTTACAGTTTTTCTTTCACCTTTGTCGTTCAAATAAACCACTTCAACATCTACCTTAGAACTTTTAGCATCTGTAACACCATCAGATATTACTTTAACAGAATCAACAGTGCCGTTTGTTTTGAATTCATTAGTTAATGTTTTAATTTCTTCATTGTTTACATAATTTACAATTGACTGAAGATGTGGAATTAAATTTTGTAAAGATTGTGGATCTTTGATTCCTTCATAACTGCTTATATCTAATTTAATAAACAGTTGAACTTTGTCTGAAACACCTTTGCGATCTTTGACTTCAACAGGACCAACAGTTACACCATTTTTATTGTGTGGCGGTAAATTAGCCAAACTAGATTTTAGTCCTTGTACTGTGACATCTTTATCTGACACAAGTCTATTGTAGATGGCAGTAGCAAACATGCCTTCTGTTGCATTGCCTAGATTGAATGATCTACCCGATTTGCCTTTTACATCGGCACTTTTGAATACCTTGCTCACTTGTATTTCTGCAGGTTTGTTGTTGATCTTGCCTTTGATCACATCTGCAATACTGTTAACTTTTTGATTGGGCTCAGGCACAATACTGATCTCACCTTGTTTACCTGCTGGAATGACTTGATTGGTTGCTAGTAATTGATTTAGATTATCAATATACGCAGGAATGCTGGACGGAGTAGATGCCGCGATAGTGGCTTCGTTGATGTTTATTTTAAATTCTCTGTAACGCATATTGATATTTATCGCATGGATAAATATACATTTAGTATGCGACCCACTCGACAAACTAAAAAAACCATCCGACACACCCTAGACGGCGAATCTGCATTCACTTCTGTGGATCTAGTTCGTTTCATGGAAACTGCATTGCACTCTCCTAAAACACGATATCAGGTAAAAATGCGATTAGATAATGGCTGGGGCAACACAGATTGTCGTAGTTGGGAAAAAATTATATGGAAAGAACCACACTGGCGAAACCTAAACTTTAGATACAGTTCCGCCAGCAGGTCTTTTTTATTTTCTAAGAAATAGAATTATTGCCAATTATTATTGGACTTTGTAGAACGATGTCCCAGTACTTTACCTTTGTTTGAACCATGTTTTACCATGTGTCCAGAAGTACCGTTTCCATTTATGTCCACTTCTTTTCTAGCACGAAACAGTTCCATTGTCTTTTTGACAAGTTGTGAATTTTTCGTATAGTTTTTAAGTAGATGATTGAATCTGCTCATATCACCCTCCTTTGTTATCAGTTAGGTGCGTTCCTTCGGATATATCCTACTTCCGGGCCTGATGCCTGAACGTATATGTATTTAGCATAAGTGGTATGCTCAAAACACATAATGATTATGCTGTGTATGATTCGCCTTGAATTCTTAATGCAGGGTCTTTGGGTATCCAATCTATTGGAGGTTCTTCGTAATCTTCTGCTTCTATTTGATGCCACATCAATTCAAACATACTCTCGGCATCTTTTTCTTCTGCCACATCTTCGAAACGTTCAACTATGTTTTCACAAGCCTTCATACATTTTTCTTTGTTGAAGGCTATCTTGCGTTGGTAATCCCAATACTCAGGCATATCTTCATATTCTTTCAAGGTGATCATGCTGTTAGTTATTGTCGCCAGCATCCGCTTCTTCAGTGGATTGTTTCACCACAGTGCTGGGTTTGGCACAGGGCAGTCCTGCTCTGTCAAACCATCTGCCGTCATCTGTTTCATATGCGTGAGCAAAAAAATTGCCACCGTCTATGTCTTTGAGGGTAATTCTTCTTTTGAAAATTTTGCCTTTGTGTTTCGATCCATCTCTGTTGATCAAATGTATGGTGTTGTTGATACTGCCATAAATCCTGTCAGCATCTAGATTACTTGCAATTGGCCCAGATGAAGATGTTTCTTCGGGTTCTGTCTGTCTAATATTCTTTAAATTCTCTAAAATCTGTGAAGTTTTTTCGCTCATGTACATCAGTATAACACATCTGTTTGCCCGTGTCAAGCAGTAGAATTATAGTACCATTTAATAAATACTTCAAAATAAGGAGAACATATGCCTAAAGAAAGAACATTTAAATTTATAGATAAAACTGCTGAAGCAGAAGAGCAGATCAAAGAGATCACGGCTATGAGTTTTAAGAAAGCAGTATTGAGTTATCAAGGTGGAACCAAAGCCCAAGAAGTTGAAGTGGAATGGACTACCAAGCGAGGCGAAGAATTCTACGTGGTACAAAAATTGCCAATAGGTAGAAAAATCAGACAAGCGATTATTCAACAAAAAGTTAAAGAGGCTCTTAAAGCCAAAAAATCAGCAGGTAGATAAGATGGCTGGAAAAAAAGCAACTGTCAAAGAAACATCTGTAGAAGAATGGGCGGCTATGATTGCTCAGATGCAAGATTACACAGAAAGATCAATCAAGAAGAAAAAGAAAAAGAAAAAACAAGTAAGGAAATAATATGAAAATACATAAATCATTTGAAGGACATGTTTCACAACCTAAGAAAACTAGTCAGTCAGGAAAAAAATCACGTTGCAAGTTTTCATCGATGAATAAATCTAAAAAACGCAGTCATAAATTTTATAACGGACAAGGAAGATAAAAATGGCAGGTGTAAAAGCAAGAGGTATCATTACCAATCACTTGACAAGGTATCACAACGAAAGAGAAATCAAACCTTGTAGATGGATCGCTGAAGGCAAAGGCAAAGGCATAATGGTTGCCCAGTACAAAGATACAAGCGATTTAGTTGTCGACAACAAAGGCAATCCAATACCTTGGGGCAGAGCATAGCAGTATCATGATTCAAATTGGCACAAGAGGATCTCCTCTCGCCATACGACAGGCAGACGGTGCCGCGTCAGGTTTAGTTCAACCTTATGAACTGATTCAAATTAAAAGTCAAGGCGACATAGATCAAAAAACTCCTATACATGAAATGGGTGGTAAACACATATTTTGTTCCACAATAGAAGACAAACTCCTTGCAGGAGAAATAGATTGTGCTATTCACAGTGCAAAAGATGTGGGAACAGAAATTGCAGACGGAACAGAAATTTTAGGTTGTGTGTGGGAACAAGGTGACAGGCGTGATGCATTGGTAGGACCTTTTGAAAATTTTGATTCTATACCTAGTGGATATAGAATAGGCACAAGTGCTCCACGCAGAGCAAAGATGTTGGGAGATCAAAGATCAGATTTACGTTTTGTACCCATAAGAGGAAATATTCAAACAAGATTAGAATTAATACAAAAACAAGAAGTGGACGGCATCATCATGGCAAAATGTGCCTTGGATAGATTGAACAAAGAAGTTCAGCACACTGTGATGCCAGAAAATGAATTGTTGCCTGCCGCAGGACAAGGCAAGGTTGTTGTGCAGATAAGAAGCAATGATGTAAAAATGAAAGACATATGGAATCCTCAAATATTAGAATGGCCCACAATTGAATTGATGGCTGAAAGATATGTGTTGGAATTAGTAAACGGAGATTGTCAAACTGCGATAGGCGTAACAGCAGATGCAAGACCTGAAAAAGGAATGATGCAGATTCGTTGTTCTTATCATGATGGAACAACTGCTCATCACATACAAGAAATTGGAGAACTTGCTGAGTGGAAAAAATTAGCACAAAAAGTTGTCCATGCATTTATACCACAATAATTATTTCAATAGTAGCAGATAAGTTTCACAAAAACTTATGTAAATATTAAAGAACAAAGCAAATTGCTTTGTTTATAAAGGCAAATATAAAAACACAAACAAGGGAGAAAAGGCTATGAAAAAAGTCAAACAAATAATCACATTCGTGATCACATCGATTAATAATTTTTTTATAAAAATTTACAACAAGATGGAAAAGATTGTAGAGAAGGCTGTAAAGTCATTCGAACAATAATATAATCTAAATTAATTAAGCAACCGGTCTTAGAATTCTAGCCAAGTATTAATAGTGTACTTCGGTCCAGACAGAGGCTGGTTGCCTCTATGGGTGTGTGTATAGTTTCCAGGAAATATTAATAATGTTCCTGCTTCTGCTTTTAATCTTCTAGGATAGTATAATAATTCTGTTTCACCGCCTTCTTCCACATCATTTAAGAAAACTTGTATGACCATAAATCTTGTTGTGTCGGATCTACTACTTTGTTCCCAATGCCAAACATGGTAACCTTCTCCAGGTGCAGTTCTTTGAATCTTCATTTCATATACCATCTGTGGTGCACCTTCTGTTTGTAAAGATGAAAACTGATGTCTGTAAATTCCATTGTAACACGCCCAAAAAGTATCTAAAAATTTATCTTGTACTCCAGGAACTCCAACAATGCTCAACAAGTTATCGCCTTGCGAATACAATCTTGATGTGTTAAAATTTTGTGTGTCTTTTAAATGTCTGGGTGCTCCTGATATTTCTTGAATTGATCTACCAAATCCCATCTTGGTCATTTCATCAAAGTACTTGATTGCATGATCACACCATTCTTTTGTGAATGCTTTTTTGAATACACCTATAAAGTCTTTTATTTCGACTTCCATTTCTGGATTAAATGGCGGCTCGTTTCCATCTTGCCATTGTTTAAGATTAACTGTTTTGTTTTGAATTTCTTTTGACATACAATTAATTATACAGACTGTGACATTATCGCTTACACAATTGGCTATTAGAGTGCCCTAATAAACACCTGTTAAACAGTCATACACGTCATTATACGGGCCATTGTCTGTTGAGGCATATACGTGTCTACCCGCACCAAAACCATACCTGTAACACATAAATTCAGCAGTCTATAAATATTTTCATACATGGACTTCAACATATATCATAGGTACATACAACTACCATTTACAATGCCCAAACCCAGATGTTTTAACAAAGCATTGGAAAATGATTTTATTTCATATGTGAATATTTCTGAACTGCCAGACGAATTGTTCAAATGGCTTGCTCAATACAACTTAAAGATATCAAATGTAATAGAAGGATTTTATACCAAACCCAATGGAGGAGCAATACCCATTCACAACGACACTGTGATACCTCCCGGACAACGAGATGCCTGTAAACTTAACTTTACATGGGGTCCGGAAACCAGCACAACAAAATGGTACAAACTTAAATCAGATAAAGAATATGTTGAAATTAATCATGATGAAACAGAAATTAATAAAAGTTTTCAAGAAGCAGGAATAGAACCAGACATTGAATGTTACAAGTGTTACAGTGCAGATGAAAATGATGTAGATTTAATTTATCAAGCAGTGATCAACAAACCCAGTTTGATGAATGTAGGTCAACTACACAATACCTACAATCCAGATCCTACACAAGATAGATGGACACTGTCATTGACTTTGTTAAAATTACCAGGAGACCATTTAAGTTTTGAAGAAGCATTAGTAAAATTTAAAGACAGTATAGAGCATGAATAAAATTTTCACACTGCGTTGTCCAAAAGAAGACAACAAACAATATTTTAGTTTGAAAAAACATCAATACAAAAACAATTTAACTGTGATGATCAATGATGCAGTTGTGTTTGAAAATATTGACGATGCTGAAGAAAATTTACCGTTGCTGATGACAGATCAAATACTGTTTGATTCTGACAGTGTAAACGTTGTCAATTTAATTTATGATATTTCATTTGGTGACATAAAAGAAAAAACAGAAGTAGACTTTGTGTTTGACAGCAATAGTTCTATATGTACCACAACGTTTAATAGAAAGAATTTTGTTGAAGGCAGTGAAAAATTAACTGACGAATATGATGTAACACTCACGGTGAATGATCAAACACACAAACTGGATAAAACTTTCCATCAAGGAGATACCAAAAAAGTTTCCGTTCAAAACTTTGTGGATATGGATTTACCTATAACAGTTGCATTAGAATCCAAAAAACAATTTACAGATTCAGCAGACGTCACATACGATCAATTGGTATTTGAAATTCAATAATTAATTATATGAAATCATTAAAAGGACTCATACCAGGTGTACAAAGATTAACCAATGTAGCAAAACCACATTGGCAATATGGTTATATTGATGACGGAAAGAAAATTATAGATCCGTTGTTGCATTATGGTTGCTTCACTTTGGGATTTGATAGACACGATATATTAGACTATGTGTATGACAATATCAAAGTAAAACCAGAAATAGCAGAAAGCATTGTGCAGAATGAAAATCTCTACTTGAATGAGCCCAGTTATGAACTGTCTGATAAATTGTTTCTTATGACAGGATACAAAAGTATATTTGCATTGAGTGGATCAGACGCCAACGAAGGTGCAATAAAACTTGCCAGTGCATATCAAAAACTTGTGGGACAACACAAACGCACAAAGATTGTGTGTTTTGAAAACAGTTATCATGGATCCACATTTTTAAATTACAACATGGGGGACAGTTTGTTTAATGATCCTTTCTACACACTAAAGCCATATGATCAAGTGATTAGATTGAAAAGAGATTTTGATATCAACGCAGTAGATTGGCAAGATGTTATGTGTGTCATGGTGGAAACTTGTTCTTATGGACAACAGTTAAGACCCAACACAGAAGAATTTTGGAACAAAATAAAACAGATTCAACAACAAGGTGTGATTGTGATTATGGATGATATTTTTATTGGCGGAGGAAAGACTGGCAGTTTTGCAGGTTGGAAACAAACTCCTATTCAGCCAGACATATTCACCATGGGCAAAGCCATCACAGCAGGATTTTTTCCTCTCAGTATCACCATGTACAACGAAAAAATTGACGATGTGTTGCCTGAAGAGTTTGATTGGGAACACGGCTTTACATACAATTACAGTTTGCCGGGTGTGTTGAGTTGCATTAAATATATTGATATCCTGCACGAGGAACAATTGATGTCACAGCATCACAGCATTGTGGCAACAGCAAAAACAATATTTGAGGAAGCAGGTTACAGCATAGTGGGACAGTTCGGCACACTGTTTGATTTGCTAAAGGGCGATGATCATAAATTTTTCATCATACCCATAAATGCCACAGAAGAATATTTTACTGTTTTGAAAGGACAGTTGCAATGATTATAAAAGATAATTTTTTAAATGATGAACAACTGACAAAAATTAATCAGTTGATACAAAATGATATCACACAGCACGGTGGACGTTTTGAAAGGTATGATGATGAAACAGATCATCACGAAACAGATGATTGTAATCTATTCTATCTCAATCACGAAACCAAAGATTTCTTTTTCGGTTTGTTGGTTGAACAAGGTTACTTCACCAAAGAATTACTCACAGGACATGACCACACACTGCGTTACCATGAAATGAAATATCCCTATGTGAGCACGTGGCACAAAGACAGATTCCTGCCTTGGGACAAACAAGACATCGATTATGTGGGTGTGACCTTTTTTCTTAATGACACTTGGAACTTTCAAGATGGTGGATTGTTTTTGTTCAAACAGGACAATGCAGACAAGGGCGAATACTTGGAACCCATCGGCAACAGAATTGTGATCAACAATGAAGACCTGTATCATGCTGTGACTAAAATTGTTACACCAGATGTAAAAAGACGTAGCCTACAAAGTTTCATGCACGTAAAATATCTAAACATATGATTTACACAGAATACGATCCGTTGGAGACTGTGATAGTGGGAGACACATATGATCCTGATCAAGCAAGTCAACTGTTGACACATCACAACAACCCCACACAGTTCAATAAAATTTTAGAAGAAACCAAGCAGGACCTGGATCAGTTGGCTGACTTTCTCAAGCAGGGCAACATTGAAGTGATGCGACCAGATGTGCACCAGTATTATGATCCTATCTCCATGCCAGAGTTTGATGTGCAGTTTCCCATTGCACCCATAGTGCCTAGAGATGCCATGTTGGTGATGGGCAACACTGTGATACAAACCTACACCAGTTACACAGATAGATACTTTGACTCCATCAGTTATTACCGAATATTTGAACAGTTGTTTCAGCAAGGTTATCGTTGGATCAGCCAACCAGCACCCATGTTGATGAACTTGAACAACCGGGATGATTGGTTTGTGAACGACAAAACCTACAAAGAAAAATTGATGGACAAGGTGTTGTGGCACACTGCCACCATGTACAAAGCAGGTGATGCCATCATTGTTAATCACGAAGGACCGGGTTCAGCCTCAGGTTTAGAATGGTGCAAACGTGAACTGAATCAGTATAAATTTCATCACAATGCCGGCACAAAATTCAATGGCTTTGGTCACATTGACCACGGCTTCATCATGATAGATGATGACACAGTGATACACGCAGGCAAGGAATGGGTGCCTGAATGCTTACACAACAAACAGTTGATTGATGTGAGTGACTGTTTGCCTGAATTGAAAATGGACAGATATGTACAAGATTATGCAGAAGCACAAAACAAAATGGACATTGCTTGGATAGACAAGTACTTGGAGAATTGGAGAGGTTACAGTCAAGAAGTTTGCTTTGATCTCAATGTGTTGGTGATAGACAGAAACAACATTGTGTTTGCACGACACATACCCAAACTGTTTGCAAAACTGAAGTCCTTACACATAGACTGCCACGTTGTACCACAGAGACACTATTTGTTTTGGGACGGTGGAATACATTGTAGCACACTTGATGTCAAAAGACGAGGCGTCAAAAGAAAAATCATAGATTAAAATTGCTTACCGAAATCGCTGTGCTTACCGCTTCGCGGATTTGGAATTTCTGCGTTACCGCTTCGCGGAATTTTGCTGTCCGCCTCTAGGCTTTCTTGATATCGATTCCATAGTATTTGCTCATGGTGTTCCAAGCAAAACCGTTTATCAATTCGTCAGAGTTGAATTGTAAATTGGTTAAACAGTTAAACAAGTATTGTCTGTTTTCTGGATAATACAAATTATTAATCTTATCAATTGAGTTTACACTGTAATCTTTTAGACAACCTGGCACAAGACTGATTACAGGACATCCTTCTCGTAATGCTTCGGTCATTGCCATGGTGTGTAAACTGATCACGCAGTAAATGTTTTCTAAAGAACCACAAAAACCTCTTGAACCTCTTGCTTTTTTAGGCATCTTCTTTCTAACTTTAATTGGTCTGTTTGTGTGTTTTTTAATTTCTTGTGTGGTAGATTCTATCCATTGATCTACATTTTGTTTGATACCATACACATCTAATCCGTTTTGACTAGGAGCAACTATGTATACTTGATCTCCCATTTGCCATTGTTTTATTTTTAGTTTAAATTTGGCAAATCGTTCGTTAGTGTATTCGCCTTTTATATCTGAGATTTGATTTTCGTTGAACGTAACTCTCCAATAAACCGGCTTCCACCAATTACAATATCCTTTTTCAACATTCACATAATCGATATTTTTTTCTTGAAAAGACTCATGATACTTTTGAAAACCATCGTGTCCACCAACACCACCAAGTATTACTAAATCTCCTTGTTGGATATGATCAACATCTGAAAATATTTCTAAACCAGAACTTACACTAATTGTGTTTGCCAACTGAGTACAAGTACGTCTGCTGGTTCCTAAATCTAAACCTTTTGGAATTACTATTCTTTTGTATTGTTTATTCATCGCCATCAAGGTTCTTTAAAAAGTCCCTCAACTTTGTTTGATCTGTATTATCTGTATCGGCTTTGTGCAACGATTGTCCTTTTGTAGGATTAGGAACTTTTTCTTGTGATTCAGATGAATCTGTTGCATTATCATCTATAACTGTTGAAGTTTTTTTCAATGAGTTATATATGGTACTATTGCCACTGCTACCATAATTTTGTCCTGAATCATCTTCTGCTAGATCTCTTATTCTTAAACTATCTAAATCAAATTCTAAATCTATTTTCTGACCAACACCGCTAGATGATCTAGTTTTCATTAATTGTATTTGATATCTACCACGTTCTCTCATTGCTCTACTTGTAAAGATACCAAACACATTATCAGCAGTTTGTATTTTACTTAAACCTCCTGATATATGACTGTGGTCAAATTCAATTTCTTCAACTGCACCTCTGTTCAACTGTGATGCTGTGACAAAGATAACATTTAATTCCATTGACAAGTTTCTTAATTCTTCAGATACAAATTTATCTTTAACAAACAAATCACTTGGAGAAACTTTTCTACTGATTGGCATCATAAGATCCAAATAGTCAACCAGTATAACATCTAGTTTACTGCCAGTTTTAATTTCATATTCTTTGAGATAACTTCTTAAATCGTTTGCGTTTTTACCACTTGCCATGTATTTGATTTGAAACTTACCTGCTTTTTTGCCAAGCAGTTTAACTTTCATTTCTACACCATCTAAATCTTTAAATATTTCTCTAGCAGGCACATCAGTGAGCATAGAATCTAGTCTCATACTTACTAGTGCTTCACTTAATTCAAATGATACATATGCAACATTTAAACCATTCAGCACCCAATTACAACCTAAGTTTGCAAGGAACAAAGACTTACCTGCACCAGATCCACCAGCAAATATATTCAATTCACCTTTGTTGAATCCACCAAACAATTTTTTATCTAGTGTTGTCCAGCCTGTGCTAACTTGACCGTTTTGATCTTTTAATCCCATTAGTCTTGCTTTGGGATCATCAAAATAATCTGTTCCTATATCTTTGTGTAATCCTATTTGTACTGCCTTCTTGACCAATTCTTCAACTGGACCATATTCACCGTTTTCTAACATATCAGCACTTTTTAATATTGCTCTTTCCAAACTTTTGTGTCTAACAAATGTTTCAAAGTCATCTAATAACCAATTGAAATGTTCTTCAGTTAAATTATCTGCCGCCTTCAATTCCATATTACACGACTTGTTCACAATGTCATATGTTGGCAATGAATTATATTGAACAACATACTTGTTCACAAAGTCTGCTGTTTCTTGAAGTTTTCTATCAAACAGTGTGTAATCAAATATGGACTGACAACGCACAAATGTTTCTGCGTCACTTAACATCATTTCAAGATACAGTTTTTGTATCTCGTATCCGTAATCTTTATTTTGTTTAACCATTGTCCTTATTATACCACATTTCTCCGTGAAAGTCAATGTGCTTTTGATATTTGGCACACACGGCACCTATACACGATCCAGGATCACCAGGATTTGTTGGCACCCATATATCATCCCAAACTGCATTTAATTTACTCACAGCAGTTTTATTCAATGCACACCCGCCTACCAAAACTATGTTTGATGTTTTGATATTCATCTGTATCCACGAACTTGCACACATCAACACTTGTTCAAAAATGTGCTGTGTAGTTGCGGCTAGATCTGCCATGTCTTCTTCTGTGTTCAATTCTGGTCTCCACCAATTACAACCTCTGTGTAGATTTATTCTTGTTTTGAAAGGCATTCTAGTGTCGATAATTTCTTCCATAAACAATCTATAATATTTTCTCCAATTGCCTTTTTTAGCCAATTGTTCCAATTTGTATTCTTCTGCGTTTGCTTGAAATCCTATTCTTTGAGTCATTGCTGAATAAAACAATCCAATGCTGTGAGGATATCTTTGAGTGTATTTCTTTTCTAACTTGGTACCTCTGCCATGCCAAATAGTAAATGTTTCAAACTCACCAATCGAATCTAAAACAACAACTGCCGCATTTTTAAATCCCGATGTGTAATATCCATATGCCGCATGGCTATGATGATGATCAATATATTCTATAGGAACATTGTGTACACCAGATTTTGCTAAAAACTTTTTAATATTATTTTCTTTCCATTTCCAACCTTGTCCTGCAATCAGTTGTCTCATAGTTTTCTTCAAAGGCTTTTCATAAAAATAAATCTTTGCAGGGTAGGCCCATTTAGGATTTGCTCTTACTTCTGCCATTAGTTTCGGACACAGGGTAGGATCACCAGGCACACCACTGAAGTCTTTGCTCATGCCTGCCCATTTTAATTTTAGAGCATAGTGATCAGTTAATCCTTGTACCTTCCATTCCATCACTGCCAAACTGGCATCGTGATTGTTTCCTGTTATACCCCAAACTATCATCTTTCAATTACCCAAGCTCTATGATAAAAATCGTCTATATTTTTTTGAATCAACGACTTTGCTAGTTCGTTGGCTTCTTTTTTATTCATAGGACCGTATTCCTTTCTCGTTGTTTTATCCAAAGTTTTCATATTATTTGGATTTGTGTGAATTCCTTCTATTACAAAATACATTCTATTTGTAAATAAAAGGGTCTCTTTTTTGTAATTCTCTAATCTTCTTCTTGTATTTGATGTATGTTACAAGTTTTGTGATAGGGAAAAACAAAATTGAAATCGCTTTTTTTATAAAATTTTTTATGCGAACCATTTTTTCATCCTCAGTTTAGTTTTTAATTGTGAATCTTCAGCATTTTTAATTATTGTGTACAATGTATGAAGTCTACCATATTTACATACAGCATCATTGACATCCTTGATTTCTTGATCCCAATCCGGCATACTGACACTCCATCCTGTTTCAAGACTGTCCCAAACTAGTTTTTGTCCTGCTTCGTCTCTGTCGGGAACCACAATCACATGTTTTCCTAGACTATTCACCAGTGTCGATTGTTGTTCTTTGATCTCACTGCCTAATAGAGCAACGCCATCAACAGCAAGTGCATCAATGGGACCTTCCATTGCTACGATATATTTTCTGTCATCATCTTGAGCATCTGTGTTGAACACATATCCTGGTTGTTGTTCTGATAGATATTTTACTTTACTCTCCACAACCTTTCTTGCTGTGTATCCAACAATTTTTGCTTGATGCATAAAAGGTATAATCAATCTATCTCTGAATCCTGCTTCAGGACTCCAATAAAAATCATAATCATCCAGTGTCAATTTTCTTTTAACAATATATTCCATCACAGAAAATAAATCTTTATCAACACCGCCCGGTTCTAAATCTTTGTATGTTGCCCATTCATGTATTGGTTTTGCTTTAGGCGGCAGTTCCTTAATCGTAAATTTTGGCAATGTGACAATCGATTTAAATCCAGTGTCATCGGTCTTTTGTTGTAAAACCTGAAGTGCCAATTTTGTGATTACGTCATCAGGCATGTTCAACCATCTCATAAATTTTTTCATTTTATATGATAAATTTCTTCCGATACGCCAACTTGTTTTAAACCCACAGTTGAAACAATGGAAACTTACACTCTCGTCTGCTTTGGCAATCAATCCTCCTCGTTGTCTTGTATCAGGAGTTGTGCCGTTGTGTTGACAACACGGTGCGTTGAAAGCCACCCAACCACTAGGGGTCTGTTTTCTTTTAGAAGGAAGATAAGTTTGTAAAACGTCAAGCACAATATTCATGCTTTTATTATAAATTAAAAAGTGATAAAAGTCAATTAATTTCGAATTAATATTTTGGTAACGCTACCAGAAGTGAGTGTATGCTTGAATCTCAAATAACTGTATACTCCATTGAAGTTTACATATTCTAAACTGTCTGAAAGTGTTGACGTGAAGGTGTTAATATCTGACCAAAATGTATCTCCATCAACTTGATTGGCAAGAGTTCCTTGCACAACGATATCACCAACTGCTTCATCAAGATAATATGCCACAGTGTGCAGTGCCGAATTGCCATTGATTGTTGGTTCTGCTGTGATTGTTTCTGAAACAAACACCCCTGAACTTGGGTTGTCTTCAGTAAATGTTGTCACTGAATACGAATCTATTGGACCTGGAAATTCTTCTGTGCTCACAAACACTGTGCCTTTATTTGAAAAATTAGTACCACTATGCAATATAGTTTTTGATGCATCTGAATTTTTTTGTAGATACACAATGTAATGCATGTATTGGGATTTTAAGTTTAATAAATCATTTTCAGATATCGTAATTGTAAAGTGTCCCACTTTGCTTGGTGTAGATGTCTCGATCACTGTTCCATCTTTTGATACTACTAATCTGTTGTTTTCGTCATACATTTGAAACTTAGGTGTGTATGTATCCAGTATAGACACGGGTTTCTGATCTGCATTAAGCACATTGAATTGAACTAGGTTGTCTATTCCTTTTGCGATGTTTAAATTTCTCTGATACACTGATCTATACTCCGTTATTTCTCCTGCCAGGTTTGCGGTAAGAGTCACACTGTTATTTAATAAATATTTTGGCACAAGTTGCATAATCTTATGTATTTATTGATATTAAAATGCTGTTAAACGACATAGAAAAGAACTTTCCGTTTATCTCGGTCGTCGAATACGGTGGAAAAGAGTACGTTGGGGTAATCAACAACCAAGATACCTCTATTACCTCTATCTATGTGTACGAAGAAATACACACAAACGCCAGAGAAAAATTCATTAAATTGTGTCAAACTTGGTGGTGGGAAAGCAATAGGATGATCCCTATTAATATTTTTCTGCGTAAAGAATTAGCGAAATTCAAGGATGTCTTGATGATGATGAACACAAAAGATGTCAGTGTAAAGATCGGTCCAATCACAAGCCTTAGTAATCTTGCCATGAAACGAAGCAAGAGAAAATCAGTCCAACTGGTTCGTAAGCCTAAATAATCAAGTTAATTGTTCACAGATAAGATTCATGTGTACAACCACGGCGAATGCATATGATGTTGCGTGAGATTTCTTAAAGAAGTATTTGTCATCTGTTGGCTTTGTCCATACTTCTTGCATTATTGTGTTCCAATCTTTGTGTAAAAGATACCGTTTACTTGGACGTATTATTGCCAACACAGCCGCTAGTTGTTCTATGTTTTTAGGTTTCAATGTTTTTAATATTTCATTATGTCCGTTTAAATGAAAGACTTGATCACTAAATTCTTTTGCTTCTAATAGTTCCCACATCGGTTCTGTTGTCATCAGTTTGTTTAAATGATCGTTGTCTTTTACATCTTTGTAGATACTGACATTTAAACAATCTAGTTTGAAGTAATTTCTATCTTCAGCAGTTTCGTAATCCAGAGTGGACAAGTTAGTAGCAGGATCATGAGGAATTTCTGTGAAGTAGACTCCAGTGTTGTGCTTCTTGCCGTTTCCTAGTTTGGCAATTCTGTGTTTTAGTTTTTCTAACAACACATTTCTATCTGCAAAGTCTATATCTACATCAAACATTATAATACCAATTTGCTGTGTCCACCACCTATTTCACCTTTTACCCAAACATTAAATGACAGGGAGTGTCTTACATTAGTTGTGCTAGTGTTGACTTCAACACTGTGATTTAAAAAACTTGGAAACATAACCAAATCCCATTTCTTTGGACTAATTGCCATTTTAGATTGATGATATAGATAACTTCTTTTGTTAACATAATCAAATTCATCTTTGTGATCTAATCTAACTGTATCAGTAAAAATATTTGTATGATTTTTATCTTTATGAAATACAATATTTGCTGTGTCTTGACAATCTGATAAAAACAATACTCCGGATATTAAACTGTTACTATGATAATGTTCCTGTATAAAATGGTTATGTTCATATCTATTACACCAACTTGTTGTAATAATAAATTTATGTTTCTCGTGTATGTCTAAATATCCATGCATAAATTCACTTACTTGCGTTTCGATTTCTTTTTTAAGTGGCATTAAGTTTTCATTATCTAGCACATAATCATCTTTAGACATGTATGATACTTTGTGTGATCTTTCAACATATTCTATTTTTTCTTTTAGAAATTTTTCACTTTCTTCGTATGGTTGTATTTGTGTCTGACAAAGTGGTATTCCAAATAATGGAACAACATTGTGTTCTTTAATCATAGTTTTGCCTCCTTTATTACTTCTTTCACCATTTCAACATCTGCCGGCAACCGTTTGAACCTAAGTGCCCAATGTGATGGATCCATCACTGGATACACAATCTGTAATTGTTCGTCATTAAAATTCTTCATCATGGTTTTGCCGCTTTTACAATTTAATATTAACCAAGGTGATATCTTTCCGTCTTTGATGTCTATCACTGCTCTATTAAGACTTGCATACCTAAAATAATCACTCCAAGGTGCTTGTTTTTCATCGCCCCAATCCATCATTGTTTTAATTGATCTTTCCATTGCTGTTTCTACACGTTCTCTTAAAATTAAATCACCTGCATATTTTAAATACATTTCTTCTCTACACCAATGATCCAATTTTACACCAGAGGTGACCACATAGTCGATGTATTTGTTAGGATATAATGGTTTTACGTTACTAATAAAACTGCCAAATTTTACAAATGCCGTATAGTAAGGTGATTTACAAAATTCTTCATATGTCTTTGTCTTAGTGGATTTTTGACATAATTCATAAAATCTAACAAATGTTTGAAATCCCAGTTGCACTCTTCGTTCATCTTTTTGTGTAAATCTTCTTTTTTGTTCACACATATGCACTGTTAATGTTTTTTCTTTGGCAAATTTTGCATTACAATATTTGCATGAATAAAGTTTTTCAATCATTAAAATGTTTTCTTAATTTGTTCTTTTGTCATTCCTAAATCTTCTGCCAATTGTTTTAATTCTTTTGTTGTGTTAATACTTGCTAACAGTTTTAATTCATCTTCTTTTCTAGACGGATACAATTTTTCTAAAAACTTCATTGCTTTTGCCGTACTGTTGCTACCTTTTTGTTTGTAACCAATCCACTCATGATATCTTATTGATTTTGTATCATTAGCAGTCATACACAACAAAAACCATAATAACTTTTTGTGTTTGGTCAACGTAAAGAAATTTTTGTTGTAGTACTCGTTTGTCTTGAATATTTGTAATTGCTTTTCTTCGGGTTTTCCTTTGATAGCACTAACATATCTATTCAATAGATAAAACGATACCTGCTTACGTTCATCATCAGATAAGTCGTCCCATACATTTTTAGCATTCATATCGATAGCCGCCAGTATGTCTTTTAAAGGTAGTTTGTTTGTTTTTGTTACCATCTGTTTTCTTTAATTAGATTATACATTAATTTTAACTTCTTTAACTGTATTTGTAAAGACTTGTTTCCTTCATTTGCATAATCTACAACTTCGTTTATCTCTAATTCTGTCAAATACCAATCAGGATATTTTGGTTCTTCGATCAGCACACGTTCACCTTTGCCATCAATTGGTCGAGCATACACAGTTGCTCCACCGTCTGGACTTTCGTAAATCATTGCACTTTCTTTCTTTTTTGGCATTACAACAATGATGTGTACTCTATACTTTCACACTGTCTTGAAATATCTTTTACAAAAAATGCACAATCTGGACTTTTTGTATCAGTCAACGGAGTTGACAATAGTTGATTATTTTTTATTTTTGGAAAGTACCATTTTACATCATTGTAAAAGTTTACAACGTTCACTTCGTAAAAATCTGCTTTAAATCCATCTAGTGGATTAAAAATAAATGCTGAGAATCCTCTATCTGCAATACTTGTTAATGGCACAACTTCAACTGTGTTGCTGTCTTCTTTGTCGCCAACTGCTATACTCCAATCCAACGGCATGGTAATCTCTTTACCATTGATATCTAAAACTATTGCTGGAGCATTAAAAGATTCAATATAAATTAATGGCAAGAAAAAGAAGTCTGGCTCCTTTGGGTTGCTGTTATCTAACACACTGAATGCCATGTCGTCTGACACTGTTTGTGGCATTTTGTTTAGATCGTATGGAGTGTTCTCCACTGTTAATATTTTCATTTGTTTGTTCCTTCCGAAAATGAATGAGTTATGTTACTATGATCATAGTAAAAATATTGTGTGCCTGTTTTGGGTGCTTTGTGTTTTGCCTCTAATGGAAGATAAATGCCTGATGTGAAAGATGTGCCATCTTGTGTTTCTACTCCATGTATGTGCCAAGGATTGTCCACAGCCAATATTGGTGTGTTAGTTGCATAAGCAACCAATTGCGTACATGCATCATGAAAGTTGTCGTGTAATAGTTTAACATGTTTACCTTGATCCTTTTGAGTGTTACTTGCATGTATTATTAAATCGGGTTGTGCATTTTCTTTAAGTTTTTTAGCAAGATTATCTCCACCCCAATAATAATTACCAACAAGATCATTACAGATAAGAGCACCGATCTTTAACTTATCTTCTCCTTTTGTGATTGTTACCACTGGGTTTTTTGTTTCAGGTTCACAGTCTGCATCAAAACTTACAAGTTTAGATTTCTTTGTAGATCCAATATATTCGCCTTCTTGATTATAAAATCTTAATTGATTTGATTTGACTCCGAAAAATGCACCATTAACTTTGTCTTTGTCTTCTAGCCACAGTGTGCCAACAATTAATCCTAGTTTGTGGCTTGATGCATATTCTACTAATTTTTCTAATGCGTCTTCTGTTTCTTTACAAGTATTGATATTGAATGCCATAGTGTTGTAACCACTCAATGATGTTTCCGGTGTAAACAAATAATCTACTTTATTTTCTACCGCCCATTCGCATGCCTTCATTATGTTTTCAAAATTTGTTTTAACATCGTTTGTTACTGGTATTTGTGCACCTGCTATTCTCATTTTGTCCAATCCACCTTTTCTATTGTAAAAGGATAATTTGCTTCCTTATAAAATTTTTTTCTATGTGTTAAATGTCTTTTAGCAAATTTGCAACTTGAAGTAAGATCCCAAATTTGCACAAAGTCTTTGTCTTTGGCTTTACGTATTCCTCTGCCAATCGATTGTATAACTCTCACAAATGATTTGCCAGGCTCAATCAATATTAGATTAAATATTCTCGGTATGTTAATACCTACACTGGCTACACCATATGTTGCAATAATCACTTTGTTGTCTGAATCACTGATTTCGTCATACTGTTCTTTTCTATCTGCCAACTTTGTTTCACCTTGAATAAACACACTATCGTCTATTAGTTCTGCTAATTTTTTTCCTGCTGTAAGTCGATCAACCAGCACAAGAGTGTTACCACCGCTTTTAATTTTGTTACACAATTTTCCAATGTAATCTATTCTTTTTTCATTTGTGACCAAGTATTTTAATTCTTCTTGATAGTTTGTGTAAACTTCTGTGTCAATCAACTGTACCACATTTACATGACATTTAGATAAAACACCTTTATCTTGTAACTCTTTTGCTGATATCTGATTAACAACAGGACCAATACTTGCTAGTATGCTTTGAAATTCAAACTGTTCTTTCGGCACTGTGCCAGTCAGTCCCCATCTCACAGGAGCATTTCTAAGATGTTGTGTTAACAATTTTTTTAACACTTCTGCCTTTGCTTGGTGAACCTCATCTATGATAACTGTTTTCACTCCGTCTAAAAAATCTGCTAGAGTTAACACAGATTCTCCTGCTTTAGATTTCTTATCCAGCACATTTAGACTTTGCCATGTGCAAATTGTGTGCGTACGATTTAATTCTTTTCTGTCGCCGAAATATACTCCCACGTCCAGTCCCACATTTACGTAATCTTCTTCTGTTTGTGTAACCAATCCTTTGTTTGGCACAATCACTAGTGTACGTCCAAACTTTTCACATATACTGCTCAATGCCGCAGTGATGATTGTTTTACCAGCACCAGTGGCAACCTCTTGTAAACTTTGTGGCTCTTTTATAAAATTATTAATAACATCCACTTGATAATCTCGCAATTCGATTGGTTGTCCTTCGCATATGTGTCCTTTGGGCCACGATTTATCTGCAAAATAATCTTTATCAATTTTATCAAATACTAAATCAAATTTATGTCTTTTGTCATCTACTTCTTCTATCTCAACACCCGATTCGTGCAGATATTCTATAATCTTTTCTAAATGATTCACATAACCATTACCACCTAAACCAAAGAAACCAACCTTACCATCCCATCTACCTAATTTATACTGTGGCAAGTAACGTGCATAAGGCACTGAAAATTTAAACTTATTTGCAATCTTTCTTCTAACGTCAACAGGCAATCCTTCGATCTTTACATTGACCTCGTCTGTGATTACAATTTTACATCTCATATAGTATCTGCTCCATAATGCACTCGACTCCAATAACTATCTTGACCATTAATTTGTAATTGCAAATCAATTGTGCTAACATATTTGTCCACTTTGGTGTAGGCTCTTGTGTTATCACAAACCAACACTGCTTCGGCTTCCCAATCAGATGTTAACAACGGCTTCGGAATCTTCTTACTTGTAATATACACTATTTTTGTTGATTTTGCAAGTGAATTATTTAATTGATTATCTTTCACATATTCATTAAATTCTTTACCAAAACTTGTTGAATTTTTACATCTTGCCAATACAGAAATTTCATTTTTAGGTATAAGATTTTTAAACAGTTTGTGTGTGTTGTGCAAGTCTTCCAAACTGTTTTGTTCAGTGTCACCTTTCAAAACAACCATTAATGGAAATCTTCTTAATTCTATTACTGTATCCACTATTTGTTCTAGTTTCCATTTTTCGGAATCTAAATTTATTTTTGAATATTGTCTTTCTAATATTGCTTTTGATAGTGTTGATAAATTGCTTGATGACTCTGCTAAATTGTTTTTATCAAAATAATGTAAACCTAGTTTTTCTTTTCTGTCATAATATAGATGTAAATTTTCTTTTGCTGGATCGCCAAAATATTCTCTATGGTATTGTGTGGTAACTGGTGAACTATTTTTGATTTGATAGTTGTAAATACCAGGCACAAATTGATCGGGTCTTTTGTAAAGTTTTTCACATTGATCATGCACATCTAATAACACAGGGTCAATGTCCTTAATCTTATTTTTAAAGTTAGATATCAGTCTGTGTACAATCTTTTCTGTGTAAGGCAAAATGTATTTGTCTTTTAATTTTTGTGAGTAATATCTGCTTGGTACAGGGCCTAGCAATTTTCTTACTGCTGACATGGCTTTTGAATACGTCATGTTAAATGGGAATCTAACAACAATAACTTTTTGTGGTGTAAATCCTGACCAATAAGGTTCTAAATAATCACTACCATTTTCTATTCTGATGTATTCACTTCTATCTAGATGTCTTAAAGGTTGTCTAAGGTTGTTTACGCTGTTTTCTAAATCTATGCCTCGTATTCTAAATTGTGATTTATATCTTGTAATTAATATTTTTTTCACTGCTTCCAACTGCCTATCAGTGAGTGCTGTGCCTTTAAAAACCTTCTTGGCAATGTCAAAGATAATTTTCTTATCTCTGTCTAACACTATAAATGCAGGCACCACAGTGGCATTGACAGCCAGACCTGCCATCAGTTCTAAACATTCTTCTATGGTAATTTTACGCATACCATTATTATAAATGATTTTGGTTAAAAAGTCAATCTTGAAAAAGGCGTGCCCTGTGCTATTTCTTCAATTGTCCATTCAGTGTGCGTGTAATCATTAAGCCATTGCTGTCTAGCAGGGGTCTTTGGGCTGTTAACGGTGCTGAAATCTGTGTTTGCAACGTCATAAGCAAGGCTTTGTTCACCCACAAAAGCAGGAATACCATTCAATACAGCATGTATTCCTGGGTTACTGCTGTAACTTACAACTGCCCAAGCATTAGAAAAATTTAAGTCAAAATCATCATATGTGTTTGCAATTTGTTTTGGAATTTCGTAATTGACATTTTCTAAAATAGGTGGATTTTGTAATACACATCTAGGATGAGATCGTATTATGATTTTTCTATCTGTGTGTTTTCTTATGGTATTCACAGTGTCTATAACATATTGTTCTTGTGTTGGCATATTTTTCCATTGTTCACTTTTGGTGTGTTGTAAACATACTAGAATGTGTTCACCATCTGTACGCCAAGGCTTGAGATCAAGATTAAATTGTTTTACTCTGTCATTGTTATTATTTTTTGGTCCGAAATCTCCTGCTCTATTAATTCCATTCAATCCAACTTTCCAAGTTGTATTTCTTTTTATACCACCCACTTCCACTACAAGCACATTTTTATTTTTGGATCTAAAATGTTCCCAAACAGATTTATTTTTTGTCATTCTTCCATTCCACAACAGTGACCAAATTACAGGAACTTCTGTGTCTAGATTGTTTTGATCAACGGAGTGTCCTAATCTTTGTAATCCAGATTGTACAGCCTCCCATACAAGAGGACTGTTTAACGGACCGTTGTCTGTGAATAAACTAAATTGCATTCCAGTATGACTCTGTGCGATTGGCAAGCAAGTCTTTCTTTTGGCTTTTTCCTTTATTTTTTCTATCGCCCTTCATGTGATCAAAGTAATTTCCTAAAACTGAGTTAATCAGCGGATGTCCACCACCACCTGTCTTAGCAGTTTTGTTGTATATGTCTTTTGAATAATCATGGAAGTTGTCGTCAATTGGTGCAAGTTGATTTAATATTTTGCCAAACACATAACTGTCGTGCCATTCATCTAGTTTGAAAATTCCATTGTCTGCTTCTTGATACATGCGTTCAAATTCTTTTAAAAATTTTTTACAAGTGTCGTGTTTGTTGTTCAACCCATAAAAGCCACACTCGGGCCATGTTTGTGATCCTTTACCTCTGCCAACAAACGTTATCCATTTATCTTTTGGCAACAGTTGTGTGAATTGTTCGTAATTGATAGGTGAATGCACATAGGTGTCTGCATCTATCCACACAGTCCATGTGTCGTCAGTTCTATCCACAGCATCAAATACAGCATAAACTTTATTTGCAAATCTTACAGCGTCCCATTTAAATTCTTTATGATGATCTCTTGGACGCTTTTCTGGAAAAGGACATTTGCCATTTGCTTTTGGCACATTGCCCCAACGTGATTTGAATTGATTTAATTTTTCTAGTTCTTTTGAATCTATAATTGTTATTTGACTTGCATCTGGATTGACAGGCGTGCAATTTTCTGCATACACCAACAATTTAATTTTTTTGTCGACGTTATTTGCAAAACTGTCTATGAATCTTTGTCCGTACAAGTCTAGCCCTGATTTATGAAATGTAGTTAATGCAGTGATCATTTGACGTATTTCCTTAAATGTTTCCATGCCAATCCTGCTTTCACTTCGTCCAATGTCCAGTGTATTTGTGCTATGCGTCTTATCCACAGTTCTCTATCAAATTCTTTAGGAGATTCTATGTCTTGCCATTTTTCTAAATTCACTCCTTTAATTTGAGCACCGTCAGGGTCTGTGACCAATGTGGGTATTCCTTCGATAACAGATGCTACTGTTGGACTAGAGTTGTGTCCAACCACTGCATGTGCATGAGCAAATTCATCTATTAAGTTTTTTGCACCACTGATTGCAATATTTTGATATGTTGATTGTCCGCTGTTTATCCATTGTCTTACAAGATTAGCCCATTGTCTAGATGATTTATCTCCTGGGTGGAATCTTATTCTTATTTCTTTTTTTGTGAAACTTCTTATTTGTTGAATAGCATGTTGTAACCAAACATTAACTTTTAGTCCACCCATACTCCAACCACCATCTCTCTGACAGCAGATTAAAATATATTTTCCGCCACCCAATCTCCAGGGTTTTAAATCTATGCCTAGGTCTTTTTTAATTATTTCCCATCGTAATGGATCTGGATTGTCATAACAGTATTCTGCTGTGTTAGGAAAGATACCATCGTATCCATAACGCAAATAATTTTTTGATTGAGTTGGATCTGCATACAAAAACAAACTGGAATCCACAATCATGGTGCGTTTGTTTCTTTTTTGTTGTGTTTCAAACACAGATTTTCGTAACATTAGATGTCTGTGTTTTTGTGGTTGTTGATGTACAAATCCTTGTAGCACAGACACATCTGCTGGAACCACTGTCCAAGAATTGCTTATTATTCCTTTGTCGCCGCATCTATTCACACCTTCAATAAAGTTTTTTATTATTAAAGGCTTTTGTGGTTTTTTATTTCCAGGCGGAATAACCTTCATGTATCCTACAACACTAATCATAATAATCCATATTTTTCCATTATTGCTTTTGCTTGTCCAGAACCCAATTCTCTGATATGATATTGGCAATACGCCAACCAATGTTGCCATTTGTGTACTTGATCTCTTGATGGATAGAATGGTGATTCTATCTTGCTTAAATCTTGTGATGTCACACTGTCTGCGGCAGTTCGTTCCATAGTGAATGCAGGCACACCTGCACAAACACTTTCAATAGCCGCAATAGACTGATATGTCACTGTGGCATAAATTTGTTCTTTTATTAAGAATTTAGGCACACTGCCTGCACCAACTCGTTCATGTCTTTTGCCTTTGTCTCTAACAATAATTTCTCTATCAGTGTATTTTGCTAATTCATTCAAAGTATCATTGACCCATTGATCTCTGTTTATGTTATAATATTTACATGGCTTTTCACTTGGTACTACTAGTAAGATTTTACCTTTATGATTCTTACGCCATTCTACAAATTCTAATTCAGGACTTTTTGCTTGTATCTTTCTCCAACGATCATCAGGAACATCAAACACTTGACTGTGTTGCACATCATTTTTTACAACTCTGTGAAACAGTTTTTTCTTTATGAGATTACCCACATATCCTGTGTCGATATAGTAAAATGTTCTTCCTGAATTTTTACAATCGTTGATTATTTTTCTTTTTGCTAGACTTCTAAAACTAACTGTGTTGTCCAAAGAAGTTTTTTTGATTGCTTCAAACGGTAGGAAATGAGCTCCTAGTCCTCTATTCCAGTGTTGTAGTATTTCATCTTGTCCATCAAAATAATAGTGCATATCATTTACTATTCATCATTGTGTGAAGATATTTTTTCCAAACATCACCGTATTCGCAATTACGATAATTTTTGAACCAAGGGCCGCCTTCTGTGTAGTGTAAGGCGTTAGGCTCACCATCTTGTGGAGACTTATACCATCCCACAAGCCAATTCCAACTGTGATCGAGCGAACCAATTTCTTCATCTTTCAACCAACTGAATCGGTGAAAGTATGCTCCATCATAATTGGGATTGTTTACTAAATCCACTGTTAATTTTTCGTTTGATTTGTGTCCACAGTTGTACAGCACAACAGAACTCCAATTTTTTCTTGGATACACAGTTTGTTTTTGACCATCCATTTTAATTCCAGGCTTGGGTGTGTAGTCATGTTTTACACACATGACAGCATACTTGTCATCTGCTTGATCGAATAATTCTTTTATATCAGTTGTAAAAACTATATCGGAATCACAAAACAATGCCCAACCTTTATAATTTTCTAGGGCTGGTATTAAGAATCTTGTGAATGTAAACTCAGTTGATGCTAGTTTATCTAATTCTCTCCAATACCATTTGTCCTGTCGTAGTGTTTGTTGATTTAATGGTTGTACTTCTGCATCTGATGAATGTGTGTAGATTGAATGTTCGCAAACCTGATATGCAATATCTTCTCTCGTGTCATAGCCTACAAAAACTTTCATATAAAAATATTTATTGGCAAATTTACAGTGAAGTGGTAGATTTGACGCCTTGTGTTTTGGTGAAGTATGGTTTGTAAACAAACAGCCATTCGCACAACTGACTACACATAATAGCGTCATTGGGCCACCATCCTATGCTGTTTTGTTTTTGTATAATGTCACGAGCCGCCCATGGTGTAATCACATAAGCAGAATGTCCTGGCAGTCCTTGTGGAATATTCTTTGGTGCTACCCAAGGCACAGAATTAAATCCATCAGATAATGCAGAATGATATTCTTTGGATTTGAAAGTGGCTCCTCTAGGATCATTTATGCTGTAGGCTCCCACACCATCAAAATGTTTGGGTTTGGTAAATTTTCTTGTAAAGACAGCATCGTGTTCCAATATCATTATGGATTCGTTCATGTCTACGCATTTTTGCCACAAGTTAAAATGACTTTGAGCCGCGGCAATTCGTTTGTTGTTGTCGTATGTTTTATAAGGTTTTAAAAATAGATTAGTTTTTGTACAAGTAATTTTTTTACCAGTTGGCCATGTCCAAGCAACCGGTTTAATAGTTTCAGGTGTTGTGGCATCGAACAATGTGGCTTCAATATCACTTTCTGTATCTTGTAAACTTTGTAAGCAACGTTCAGCATATGACAAACTCCATGCATCATTCATCAGAGTTATAATAAATGCTTTCATTTTTTAATTTTCAATATATAACTATCTGGAATTTTTGAACTACTAAAATCATGTTCCGATACTTTAAATTTATTGACTGAATCGATTAATTTATTGAATTTTTCCATAGTAAAATCTTTTGAATGTTTTTTAACCCACCAATGTGACATATTGTTTCCTTTGTTTAACATCCATACATCTTCAATGTAATATGATCCTGTGGGTTTTAAACAATCGATTAAATTTTCAAAAGTCAACCGTTGCCCTTCAGGAGTATGTAGTCCGTCGTCGATTATAAAATCAAATTGGATACCTAAATTATTAAAATTTTCTTTACAGTTTAATGAAGTGCTATCAAGTTTGTACCATTGTACACGATCATTTTTTAATGCAGGAATCTTTTCTGGTGGAACCCTTTCAAATGTATCTGCTGTATAGACTTGTGCTTTAGGAAAATAATCAAGCCAAGAATGGGTACTTTCTCCTTTGAACGTGCCAATTTCCAATATGTTAATTTCATCATTTTGAAATTTATCAAAATCTTGTTGATACAATTCGTAATATCTGTGCTTTGTAGCCTTATCACATTTGTTTTTTATAAAAATTTCTTTTAAATTCATTTTATTTCTTTCCTAATACTGTGTAGCCTGCATTCACTGTATGTCTATAAACAAGTTTCCAGTCTTGATGAGAAGATAGAAAATTTTGTACAGATTTCCATAATCTTGGAAATAATGTTGTATCATGTAGTACAATAGTTTGTGTTGTCCAAGGTGCATACTTGTCTAATTCTTTTAACACGTGTTTTGGATTATGATATCCGTCTATTAAAAGTACCTCAGTTTTTTTATCTATGTTATATTTCAACGAATCAGTTTGAATCATTTTAAATTCTATTTTATTTTGTTGTGCGTGTGTTTCAAAAATATGTTTGTGAGGATTAATATGAACAAAGTCAAGATCAATAGTTTCAATGTATGGGATCATATTCATCATTGCTGTAGATGTAGAAGCACCTTGAAATGTTCCTATTTCTCTATAAGATTGCGATTTTTTTGTTAATCTTGAAATTTCGTCTAGGTAATCTGTGTATTGTTCTCCATGTGCTTTCTGCAATTGTTGTTTTAACGAAGTTTGATATTCATTAATGTTTTTTGTTTCTTTAAGATTTGCTACTATCATTGTATACCTTCCACATTCCATTCTGATCTTGCTGAATTAGTAATATTATATAATTGTTCATTGTTAAAATAATCTGCACCACTCAATTGAATATGTACAAATTTAGTTAGTTCATTTCTACTATCATTCACTGGATCTTGTGATGCTAAAGGACCACGAACACCGTGGACATAATTGTTCCAGCCATTATCCATTTCAGTATATTCGCTATGCGTTACCATCATAGCATGAAAATAATTCTGATCCACACTGTAGAATCTACCTAAGCCACAGGCTCTAATATAATCCATATATTCTTGAAAAGGTACAAATTTTTCTCTAGCAAGTTGCATACCTTTCTTTGTAAACATTACCATACCAGCATTATATACTTTTACATATCCATCAGCATCTCGAGGCATGGCTGTACCGTATTTTGATTCAACTGCTCGAGCCCATCGTTCGTCACTCTTTTTGTTTATGTTTTTACCTATAGTTGTAGATTCACGATACTTACCTTGAAAAGGTTCAGTACAGATGCCAAAGTCTTTAATTGGCTCGTCGAAAATATTTTTAGTTAAATTATCAACTGGAAACACATCCAAATCGATTACACAGACATTATCGTATTCAAGGAACGAATCATCTAGCATAGGATTTAACCATTCAAAATACATGCCGTCTTTACGCACATACTTACTGGCAATATTAGGACTTATATCTAATCTGTAATCTGCCCCAATTCTTTCTGCATATTCTCTAAATAGTTTTTCACTGTACCTACAACCAGGTCTCATGTCGCCTGCCCATACTTGATAAATTAAATTTTTCATTTTATTTCCTCTGCTAATTTTACATCTATAACATCTTTTGGTTCATTCCGTATTTTCTTCATGTTTTTTATAACATCTAAAGACACATATTTAAAACCATTGTAATATAGATGATACATTGGATTATTAAAAATATCGTCTAGAGTTAATTTATAAAGTGTTCCAACATATTGATTATGCGAGTCAACGGGTGGATTATTAAAATAAATTAAATCTATATCTTTGCAATCCCTTAAACCGTATAGCGATAATACAGTTGAACCAGTAATAATTGTGTTGTCATCTGATTTTGTATCAGACATTAGTTTTTTGTAATTAGGAAACAAAGTATCTTTTCTATTATTAAGGAAATGTATGCTATTATCATTGAACACTGTTTTTGCTATACGAATCGTGTCTACATGATAGTCATTAATGTGAACAGAATGGTTGCCAACTTTGAATAATGCTCTAATCTCTTTTTTCATTTCTTTAACAGTTTCAAGATTTTTTGCATCTATCAACACAAAGGTTACTTTGCTCATTCCTCGAAAACACTGCTTACATTTTTTTCTTATTCCTTTTTCGTTAGCCCAACCATCAGAAAGATATATTTCTTTTATTAAACCAAGTTGTCCTGTGGCATTTAATACTTCAGATGATTTATAAAATATATTAGAATGTTTCTCAATAATATTCATTACTTCATCCATGCGTGTATGAGCAATAGGAAATAAACATATGACATGAGTGTTAGATTTAAGTTTTGCATACTCTAATGCAGTTCTTTGTAAGATATGTCTTTGCAGTCCTTTTTTATGAAAGACTTTATAATCGGCTTCAATAGGATAATTTTCCTTCGAATTTGTATTTCTAGTATTAATAGGTCTTTGATGATATAACGCGGCGGCTAATCTATGAGCACCATTGGCAATATGACCTTCAGGATTCACTGGAACTGGCTCATCAACTGTGTTATTAATAATCGATTTAAATGCATTGTCAAATTCTTCAAACCCATTCTTTTTTGGATTTCCTTCATGAAAGCCATTCCAAATTTTAAGATGTTCTTTGTAAGCATTTTTATAAAATTCACTTGATAAATTGGATGCATACATATATTTGACAACAACATCAAATCGTTTGTACGTTAATAAATCATTTGGGTTCATTTTTTTGATCCTATAAAAAAAGCACCGTTGGTTTTCAGTGGTGCTTGAATTATGTTTATTGTAAAATTTTTGCTCATGCGTTCTTTTAAACTACTGAAATATTCAAAGTTATTAATACCGTCAAATTCACTATTGTAAAGTATCATTACATGGTCATATAGATAATACTTTTCTTCAAGTATATCTCTATCAGAAAGAGGCATTTCATTAATGCTATGGAACCCAAAAAGAATACTTTTACTAATTGGATTTAAATCATTTATTCCAATAAAATTTGGGAGATCAAGACTATGTTGCTTTATATAGTATTCTTGTATTTCATGCATGATTGGAAAATCCGCTATATCAAAATTTCCTTTATATCCCAATAACTTTGCCATTCTATAAAAATTACCATACCCACCACCGATATCGGATATGTGATCAAAGTCTGTAATCTTTAAACCAAGATGTTCCAGCATCACCATTAAGTAATGACAATGTTGAGCAGTTCCTTGACTGACTCCTTGAAATAGTTTTGGGCCACCGACTGTTGAATCCAGGACTTTAGGCAAGACTTCATTGGAAAAATATTCGTTTTTCTTGACGTAATCCAAATGGATTAATGTATTCTTTCTTTGATTTGGACTGATTGTTTTAGAAATAGTTTTATGCTGTAAGAATTTTTTCTTATTTTGAAATTCAGATCGAATGTCTACCAACATAGTTTCCCATAATGTCATACTTCATGCTCCAAAGCATCTATACACATGTCAGCAACTGATTTAGTTTGCTTGAAGTGAATTGATTTATCTGGCACAGTTGATATAGGTATGTCACCTAGTCGTCTTGCTTTTTCGATGATATGTAGGTTTTTCTTTGATACATTACACATCGTATCGATAACTTCCCTTACACTTACGCCCTCTGGTGATCCAAGACAATCAATGACTCCAGTTGGTTTATTTTCTACTATCTTTTGTAAAGAATCAACAATATCTGTAACATGAGTATAATTCCTAATACAAGTTCCATCTCTAGTATCATAATCAGTGCCAAAGATTTCCAATGTATCAAACTTACCGTTAGCCACTGCCGCGGCTTTTCTTATCAGATGTGAATATTTGTCATCAAATTTATTGAATCCGTTGTTACCGCACACATTATAGAATCTAACAAGACTGTGATTCTCTTTAAATTGTTTTGTGAGTAATTCGCCACCATATTTTGTAGTAGCATATGGTGATGCGGCAGGATCAAATGCCGAACCAGTAGAACAATAAACAAAGTGATCACATTCAGCAAAGTCAATCACATTTTTTGTACCAACTACATTCGTTTCATAATATAACCAAGGATCTTTCATTGATAAAGGAACTGAACCCATTGCTCCAATATGCACTACTTTGTCAAACGACATTTTCATTGGAGAAGGTTTACGAAAGTCCCAATCTATAATTTTGGATGAATATTTTTCTATGTTATTTTGATTTAAATTAAAATCAGTGGCAATTACTTCATGTCCATGGTCCGCCGCAACTTTAACATAGTGGGCACCAATATATCCGGTAGCCCCGGTTACTAATATTTTCATTCAACAACTCCTTCTTTTTTTAATTGATTTAAAACTTCTATTTTAGGAACTTTTGGTCCTTCTAATTTAAACTTGTGTCTAATATGTATCATTTTTGCTTTTTCATAACCAGGAAAACAATTTCCCCAGCACCATTCTTCGGATACATCTGCTTGTTTCAATTTGGCTTGACTTGCTAATCTGTGTATTATTCCTTCGTCATTAAAATTTCCATTAAAGATTTTCATTTCACTATCGACAATAAATTTTCTTAACTGTTTTCTTTGCTGATTTGTAAATTTCCAAAATGCTCCTCCCCAAAAAGGACCATCTTTATCCATTAATCTTTTATATTTTTTATGTTTTAGCATAGAAGCAAATAGAGTCTGTTGAATTGCAGAATTTAATCCAACTCCGGGTATATCGAATATATTTTCTTTAACGTGCTTTACTACAAACATGTCGAGATCTACCATTAGTACATCATCATATATGTCAAATCTTTCATCCAGCATTATTAATTTTTGACAGCAGGGATCTAATTTTGGTCTAAATTGATTACCTAAAATTAATTCATATGACGCTTTGCAATATTTTGCATAATGCTCCATATTTTTTTTAGATGCTAATTCTAAAGGTCCTAACTCTCCAGTCCAATGTTGTAATATTATATTCATATCTTTTTTAAAATTTCTTGTATGTTTTCGCCACGTTCTGGTAAGTGATCTCTTAAAAAGAAGTGTGTGAAAAAACTTTCTTGTTGTTTTTCTTTGGTCACTGCTGTGTACAATGAGTTCCAACGCCAATCCATGTTTTTACATTTAATTTTTTCTTTTTTCACAAACCAGTTTAATAACATTTGGTCTGTGCTCCATTTATAAAAACCGACACCATCGACAAAGTCTTTAAATTCTGGTCTAGTAATGAATTCTTTAGGTGTTTGACCTTTAAGGTATTTGGCAAATGATTTGTTCATTACCATCAGACCCATGTTGTAAAATTCTGCACCTAGATGATTCCAATACCAGTCAACATCTTTTAAATTTGTGAAAGCACTGCGTGAATATTTGGTAATTTTGTTTTTGTATTTGGGCGTCAATGGTAGTTCTCTTTCAACCACACCACCGAAGTCATACTCTTGTGTTAAGTCTAAAAATATGTCAGGTGCAGTTGCTTTTATGTATATGTCACTGTCCACTATGGCAATCTGATCATATCTATCGAAATACTCAAAAGCATTTTCTTTCTCGTAGATAGGCATATAACCTAATTTTTCCACTGCTTGTAAACTTCTACCTGTTCTAGAAGGATCTGGTCTTATCTTTAGTTTCGGTTCCGTTAATACTATGTGATCTATTGAATATTTTTTACAATACTCTGCTACACTGTTGATACAAGTTGTGTATAATTTGCTAGGTTTACCTACACTTACTTGAAATATCAATCTTTTCATTTTAAATCCTTTGTGAAACTAAATTTTTTTGAGTCGAACGTAACTTTGTTATTTAAATCGAAGTCAACTTCTAAAATACCATTGTTGATACACCAATCTGCAGGCATGGCTCCTTGATTTTTTACAAAATTTAGAATTTTTTTGGCACCTTCCGGCTTTAAACAATATGCTCTAGCACCTTCCCACCATTGTCCTACTGGCATTGGTTTAGCAGGTTGAAATCCTTCGAACTTTAGAACATGATTAAAATTTTGGTCTATCGAAAACGTTTTTTTGAAAACAACATCATGTTCAAATATACAAATTTCTTGATTTTCTTCAACACATTTGTTCCATAATTTGTATTGACTGAGAAAACACCCCTGTGTTCCTGGTCTTGATAAAAGTCTTATACATTTTTTATTATGTGGATAAATTTTTAAATTATAATCTTCTAGTTTTTCTTTTGTACCATCAACTCCATCATATAAATCAATATTCCAACCTAATTCTTGTCCAGTTGTTAGTGCATGATTACCCCATTCAACAGAATTTTGATGATTTTTTAAATGTATAATATATCCTTTAGGATTTTGCATTTTTCTTATTTCTTTTTTTAAGTTTTTGTTGCATTTTTTCAAGTTCTACTTTATCTGCCATATTTTTGTGAAACTTTAATTTGTCTTTATCACCAAACCATGCATATTTCAATGCTTTGTATCTAAAGCCATATTTTTTTGTACCTTTTGCTGTACTGAATATTTCTCCACCGGATTTAAGACCCCAACTGTTCCATTTGTAAGGTATAGACACAAATTCTCTTGCATCTAATAAATCTTTTAGAACGTGTTGATCTACAAACCAGTAAATTGGCTTTTTAAATGCTTGAATCATGTTTTGTGATAATTCTTTTTTAAATTTATCACCGGGTTCACCTATTCCAGGTGTTACACAACTGGCAATGTACACACTGGGATCTTTGGGTTTACGCATTGCCGCGGGCCATGTTGAAATTAATTTAAATTCTTTTAGAGGTATGCGTTCCCGTGCCAATCCATCTGAATCCAGTTGTAAGACATGTTGAAACTTTTCAAAAAATTTATTAAAATAAAAAAATCTAGCACTGGATAGGTAAATTTTTCTTTTCAATTCATTGTCTGATTTTGTGTTACAAATTTCTGGACCTCGATTGAACATTGGATGATCTTTTGCCAATATAAATTGATCATAAAATTCTTTATCGTGTACTTCATATGTGTATGTGATATTTTCATCTTGTATTAGATTTTTTAAGTTGTGAGATTGATCATGTTCATAAATCATATGTACATGCACGTGTACAAGATTCTTTTTGTTTACAGATAGTGTGCTTTTTGCTAGGTATTGTCCGTGTTCTGCCCAGTATGTTGGGTCACAACTAAAATAAATCACATGCGACTTATTGATAGGCAAATCTCCACCTATGTGCAGTTTATCGAATTCCATTTTTTGCCTCTTCCATCATTTTTTTGTCTTTGTCTGTTGGTCTGGTGAATGAATTTGTGCCTTTCATTCGTTGTGCATTCCAATAACGAGGATTTATTCTGCAATAACTGGTATCTGTGTAAGTCAATAAACAACTGATGCTGTTAATCGAAACATCTGCCGCTAATACACCAGCGGCCCATACCCAATCAACTAATCTTTGTGCACCTTGTGGTTTAACAATGTAACCATGAGCACCTTTTATGTGAGTTTTGTTGTAAAGTTCTAATCCAGATACATTTGGTCGTCTTTTCATAAACACAGTAACATCTTCTCCATTATTTTCCTGTACTTTGTTGTCATAGTCTGTGGTCAGTCTGCTTAGGCGATCAAGATTGCACACTTCTGTAAATCTTGCAACAAGACTGTGTGGGATAGGTCTGATTATCAGTGCATCGTGTTCTAGAATCAATATAGGTTTGTTTATTTCGATACTTTTTTTCCATAATAATAGATGTGATATCAAACAACCTATTGCTCCTGGATTTAATTTTTTTATTCTTTGATTAAATTTAAAATCCTTCAAATTATTTTTTTTCCATTCATGATCTATCTGTTTGCCATGAATTGCAGGAAATATTTCTGGATTTATTCCAAATTTTTTCGCAGAATTTAAACATTCTTCTGTGAGTGATTCACTTACAGGAACGCCTTTCATTGATATTATGTATGATGGGATATTCAAGTTCATTTTGAATATTTATTGGAATGTTTTTTGGTGATATGTTATATAGAAGCGTCTTCCATACCAGCAACTCTTAATTTAACAATGTTTGTCATCTGCCATTGTTTCTGATCCAGTCCTTTTGTAATGCCTAACCATTTATTTCTTAAAAGTGCAAATTCGTTGATAATTTTTTCATAATCAACAACATCTGATTCACCATCCACGTATTTTTCTACATCTCTGCTGGATAATGCTCTTTGATAATTTTCTAAATATTTTTTAAAGTGCGATGAACGTAATCTTCTCAATTCAATATTCATGTATTGTAGGATTGCTTCTATTTCTTGTAATTGATTAAATCGTTGTTCAACTATTCCGGGCATATCTGCTGATGCTTTTTCAATATTGCCACGTATTCTAATTTCTGACTTTGCTTGTATTAACTCGTCTTCATAATGCTTGATGGCATCAGGTATAACACCAATATCTCTTGCTATTTTCTGATACCATCCAGCCATTAATAATCCTCTTCTTCTGATTCTTCATCCAAATAATATTGGATTGCTTTGTCTAGATTATCATCTGCACCTAAGGCATCTTGAAACTGATCGTCTCCAACGCCATAGTCTGCCATTAAATCTACAAATTTTTCAGCAATCAATTCAACAGGTTGTTTCCTGTCAAAGTACTCTTTGAAAAATTGCCAAATTTCAACTATCTGACTTCCTTCCATGTCTTATTCCTCTACCGTGCTAGTGTTTGTTTCTTTAGTTTCTTCTACAGGTTCAGGAATACTATTGAACTCTTTCATAATATTGTCCAATGGTTCTCCACCACTTTCCCATACTTTACGATATTCTTTAGTTTCTGTTCCTTTAGAATCAACATATTTAAGTCTGTTTCCTTCTTTAACTAATATACCTTTCTTTTCAAAAAGATCAACAAGTCCTGAATAAGGATTCATTCCTGTTTCATATGGAATTTTAACTTGTACACCCTCGAAAGGTTTAGCATATCTAGTTTTCATCACTTTACAACCAGCTCTGATTCCTTTGACTTCGCTAATTTTATTACCATCTGCGTCTTCTTTCAGTTTTAATTTTTTCATTGCAACCACAATTGAAGATGCATAGATAAATCCTTGTCCACCTGATATTTTATCATCTGGATCAAACATGTCTTGCGATGCATATGTGTGGTTAGTACATACAAGTCCTACATTGTGTGAACCAATCATGTTAACTGTGTTTCTAACAAGTGATGTAAGTGCTTTAGGTTTTCTACCCATGTCGCCCTTCATGTCACCTTTTTGAAACTGATCAACATCAGTTGGAGTCAACAACATACCTAACGAATCAATCACAAACAATACTTTTGGTCTGTCTTCTTCATTCATTGCTCTGTAGTCATCCATAAATGTTGATACTGTTTTAGCAACATCATCTATCATGCTCATATTAAGTTTTAATAGTTTCTTTTCATCAGTATCCACTTCTAATGCTTTTAACCATGTTTCGTCAAGTGCGTTCTCTGAATCAATCAACACAACAAATATGCCTTGTTCTTGTGCGTGTTTTACAATGTTACCTGCACAAATGTATGACTTGCCTGCTCCTGATTCGCCTGCAAACACAGTTACTTTTCCTAATGGAATACCTTTATTAAAATCACCACTGACCAAATAGTTCAGTGCGAAGTTACCTGTAGAGATCCAATCTGTTGGATCATTAAATCCACTGCTCATTCCTGTAATGGATTTTGTTAAAGTTTTTCTAAACTTACTAACGTCAAATGCTTTTACCATAATTTTTTACCTTTAAGTTGTGTGGGGAGTTGCCTCCCCACAATGTGCTTATTATTATTTTTGTTGTCTTGCTCTGATCATTGCTAAGATGTCCTCTGCTTTTCCGCTTGATTCAGCAGTTGGCTTTGGTGCTTCTTGCGTTGTTTCAGCAACTGGTTCTGCTTTCACTTCAGCCGCTGGTGCTGGAGTTTCTGCTTTCGGAGTTACTGGATCACCAGTTCTTGATGACAAGCCTGCGGGTCTAAAGTATTGACCAAATTTATCTTGATCATATGCTTCACCGTCAACAGATGCTTCAAACATCTCCTTCATAACCTTAACTTCAACTTCGCTAGGTTTTTTCGGAAGGAAATCATTAAGATTGAAAAGAGTGTTGCTTTCAATCGCTTTGTTTTCATCTTCTGTTAAAGGTCTTGATTTTCTAGACCATGTTGATGTTGAATAATCAGCATATCCACCTTTGGATGTTTTGATAATTCTAAAATCAACACCACTTGTTGAATCAGTTGGAAGATCTTCCATATCTGGATCCATCAATGCTCCTTTAATTATTTGGAATATTTGTGGACCAATTATGAATCTTCTAATTGGATTCTCTGGAGTTGATTCTTCTCCGATTGGATCGTCTTTCACAAAACCTTGGAAAATATAACTTCTTTTCTTCCAATATTTTCTTCCTAAATCTTCTAATTTAGGATCTTTGAACCATCCTCTTACTTCGGATAAGATTGAACAAGACTCGCCGTACATTTCCATACATGGAACTTGTACTTGCACTGGTCTTGAATCTGTTTCACCTTTGATTCCTGCAAAAGGTAATTTAATCATTAACCTTTCTTTCCAGAAAAAAGTGTTTTCTTTATCGCCATCTGGCAAGAAACGAACAGTTGCCTGCTCTCCTTCTTTTAGATTCCAAAATGGGTAAATGGCGTTGTCTCCGCCTGTTCTTGAATTAGAGCCTCCTGATTTAGATTCTTGTTCTTTCAGTTTTGCTCTGATCTCTTGTAGTGTTGCCATAATTTAAGCCTCCTTTATTGCCTGTTGTTATTATATTATGTGCCTTTAAAATATTAGTATAGCACAAGACAAACATAATGTCAAATATATACTAATATTACTATTTAGTCAACCGGAAATGGTAAAGTTAATTATTGAACGCCTGCTAATTTTTTGATTTTGGCAATTTCTGGATCTTTGTTTGCCATTAAGTTTTGAATTGTTTCCTGAGCAGTGCTCACAGCACCGTCGCCAAATTTCTTTTCTACTGACGTTAATACTGCTGTTTCACCTTTAGGAAATTGATTTGATGTGTAGTCAAAGAAACTCTTAACGAACTCTTCTACAGTTGATTCTTTGTCTGTAAATGCTTTCTCGTCTTGGTCTTCTGCACCCATCTTTGATTTCATGCGATCTGATTCAAAGTCGTAATCTTCTTGTGCGGCTTTTAGTGCTTCTTCGTGTTCTGCACCACCTGGCTTAATCATTTCATCTGCTGTATCGTCGTCAATTTTATGATTGCCATCGTATGTGTATTCACCTTTTAAACTGTTAGGGTCAACTTTGCCGTTGATTGCTTTATAATGAATTGTACCATAAGCCGTTTCACCATCATCACCTGATAATTCATAATCCATTGAACCTTCGTAATCTGTTTCGTTTTCGTTTTTAATTTCTGAATCACTTGATTTTAATTTGTCGAAATTTTTTCTTAGATATTCCATTGCGTCTTTGGCATTATTAAATTTTGTTACAGATTTTTCATCTTTGTTTAAAATATCATACACCATCTTACCATCATCACCCTTGTACATAGACACATAAGGTTTGATATCTTCGAATGTAATTTCTTCTTTTTTGTTTATTCCTGGATCTTGTTTCATGTCACCTGTTTCAATTTTTGAAACCAGTGTGGGATCTTTTTGTGAAATATAATCTAAAATCATTGGACGCATACAAGCATCTGAATCTTCATTTGCCGCTTTTTCAATTTGAGCATTTAATTCTTGATCATCAATTATACCTGCTAGACTTTCAATTCCGTTTGTACCATTAACACCTACAGGAAAATGTTTTGCCATCAGTGTGTTTAATTTTTCTAGTGCTAAATTTTGTTCGTCTGCATCTTGTGAAAACAATCCGTTGTCTTCTCTTACAATATCGTCCATTGCTGATTCAAACTCATGAAAGTTATCCACAGTTTCAATCATACCACCTAATACTTTTTCAATTTCTTCTGGATTTGTATCTGTGTGTACAACAACACCTTGGAAGTTAGATGGATCAGGTTGAACATCTGCCGAAATTCCTGCTTTGGATAACATGTTTTGAACATTGTCTATATCCATGTCGCTGATTGGTTTTTCAGGATTAAAGTCTCCAATCAAATCATATTTTAAAGTTCTTGGTTCAATGCCGCCTTGATATCCATGTGCTTCAAATGATGTTGGTCCTAATTCTTCTATTGCTGTTCTTTCTGAAACCAGTTTGTAGATGTAAGGAAATACATCTTGTAGTTCTTCATTGAATGATTTGATCGTTAATTCATCTATCCATGATTTTTTAACATCTTCAGGAACTTCTGCTAATTCTGATTTGCTATAAGTTTCAAATGTTTCTTTGTAAGCATTTTGTTTTTGTAATTTTAAACAACTTGTTTTAATTTCTTCTATTCTTTCATCCACAACAGACTGATATTGTTTTAGGCCTTCTGCCATAACGTTTGATCTGTTCATGTAAGTTTTGAATTTTCTTAATTGATTTAATTCTGAACTCATTTCTGCAATGTGTTTGCCAAAGTCATCAAATGGATTTCCACCTTCTGATACGTGACGAGCCATTGCTCTTGCACCGTTTAAATGTTTAAACGGATATTTGAATCTTTCGCCTGCATTGCTTTCTATAAAAAGAGATTCTATTCTGTGAGTACGTCCACCGGCTACTGCTGGATTTACAGGTGCCGAATGTTTGATTACTAATCTCGCTTCACCTACAGTTTGAAAACTTGTCTTTGTTGTACCGTATAAATTTGATTCGCTCACTGTTTCTACCTCTTTCCCTTGTCCTAAAAAGTCATAATCTCTTTTTTCAAGATTGCTTTTTGTTATGTCTCTTGTGTCAAAACCAAGCACTCTTGCTTTGGCAAAACCTCTTAATTCTTTTAAAAAGTTGTACCAACTGTGTTTTAATGGTTCATCTGATTGTTCAACAAAGTCTTTGCTGTGCATTACAACCAAGCCATCTTCTTCACTAATGCTAATACTTACCTTTCCTAGTGCGTTTCCGCCCTCGTTGAAATCGAAGTCAAAAAACCTTGCTTCAGTGGGTTCAGTGGTTGCTTGTCCTCCTGAATCACCCAGTGTAACCTGTGGAAATTGCCCTCTGATCTTGTTAAAAAGGTCTTTTGCTATAACATTTAAGTTCATACAGTGTATTTATCTGTTAGTGGCTTACAAATATAGGCATTGGCATAACCTTATCTGCTGTGTCTTCGTCTGCTTGACTGAATGATGTGTAAATTTTTGGATCCCAATCTTTTAGCACACTTATTATACGCATAATCAACAAAGTAGCACTCACTAGGTCGTCTGTTTGACCAGATTTTGCTTTGAATGATGAACCCGAAGCAATAAAACTCTTCAATTCACTTATCAAAGGTTTACTGTATATTTTCAGTTTTTCTTTTTCAATCATGTTCTTTAATCTAGAACATGCAGTGATTTTTGTTTTGTGTGTGGTATTAAATCCTTTTCTAAACTTTCTTATATGACCTTTTCTGATTGGTTCTGAAACAAACAAGCCAGGAATAGAATCTTCTCCAAAATCATTTATAACCAACAATGCAGATTCGCCTATGGTATTGTTTTCCACGCTCCAATATATGTTTGAGCCTGATGATTTTGTTTCATCTTTTATGTAGTTGCAAATATCACGCATAATTCTTATTTGTTGTGGGATAGGAGTTGTGTTGTGTTTCCATTCTGCTACCTGTGTGTATGAAGGTAATTCAAACACTTGAATTGCCGCATTATCGCCGCCTGTTCCCATTGCTGGATCCAGTGCCACAACATATGTTGCATGAGCATCTAATTTTTTATACCAGCGTGTTTGTCCCATATTGAGTGTGGGTTCTTTTCCTTCCAATGTGGTCAACACGAGACTGTTTACTAGTGTTTCATCGAAAACCAAAAACTCACAACCATATTCACGTCTAAATCTTTCTTCACCAATACGTCCTAGTTCTTGTTTTTTCCATTCTTCGTCTCTGTCTGGATGTTCGTCCCATGATGCTGTGTATCCATGAAATCCATTGATTCCTAATTCTTGTTCGTTACCATGCTCATCAAATTTGTTTTGACTCTCACGCCAAATTGTTGCAAATACATCTTCATCTGAGTTTGGCGTTGATGTGATAATTGCACGTCCACCTGTTGCCAGTGTGGGTGATATGGAAGTCCAAAACTCTTGTGCTATGCCAGGGTTGACAAATGCAAACTCATCACAGTACAGTAAAGATATTGACATACCTCTACCAGTATTTCCTGTTGTAGTTGCTGATACAATTCTTGATCCATTTTCAAATTCCATAGATCCTTTGTTGTAGTTTGTTACACCAGCTCTTATATAATCGGGACACAGTTCATATCCATATCTTATACGTTGCATAATTTCTTGTGCACCTGTATATTTGTGTGCGGCAATTAGTATAGTTTGATCTGGATGAAACATTGCATACCATAAAAGATAACAAGCGGCAGTTGTAGTTTTACCACTTTGTCTTGGTAGCATATTAATATTGAATCTGAAATCGTGATAACTTGATAATAATTTTGTTTGATATTGAAAAGGTTCAAATATACATTTTCCTCTTACAGGGTGCTGTATAAAAAAGAATTTTTTTGCAAAATAATCGTATCCTTTTACAGGATCTGAACAATGCACTAAAT